GGCGTAGATCAAACCCTTACAGCGAAGCGCCACGCCGCCGTGGCGGACTTTCTCAAAGTCAACCCGCAATGGCTGCTAGATGGCACCGGCCCCATGGAAGTGCAGCGCAATGCGCCAAGCTCCTTGACGCCCGCCGCTATTGAGATAGCTGCGCTGTTCGACATGATCCCAGTGACGGACAAGATCAAGCGCGCCCAAGCCTTCAACGCGGCAACGATGGCTATTTTGCAAGTGCTGCAATCCTCAAGCGCCAAGTAGCCAGCATGTCATCGTCGGGGAAGACGATGATTTTCACCCCCATATCTCCTAGCTGCTGAGACTGCGCAGCAAGCGCGGCCATGCGCTCGCCAGGTGCGGCTACCCGCGCTGTAGAGGGGGGCTCCGCCTCTTCCAAAAGCACTGTGTTTTGATACATACCTAGCATCATAACCACGGATTTTTACTGCCGCCACTGGCCCTGTCGCAAATTTATTTGTAAATCTATCTACTTTTCTTGCGCGCTGCGCTGTAAATGTGTTTACAATAACCCAACGCCGCCAAACAGCAGCGCCAGGGTGACAAGCCATCGAGCAGGCCACCGACTGATCTTGCAGCCAGGCACGGCTGGGTAAACGCAGGGCCTCCGCAGGCGGTAGCGGGCTACAAAAGATCGTCGGTCGCTCAAGTCAGTACTGCTCTGCCCCCGGATGGGATCGGCAACAGGAACATCAACCAGCCACGCGAAATCCACCCGCTGGGTTCCATACGGCGGTGAGGCAAACAGGGATGCCGAGAAAAGCAAAGCCCAGCCGCAAGGCTGACAAACCGGAAAGACGGTTGACACGAGCCATTCTCACGAGTGGCGAAATCAAAGCTGCCTCCAACAAGACGGCTTCGGTTTCTCTCAAAGGAGCAATATGAAAAACGACAGCGAGAACAAGCTGGTGGCAGCAAGACTTCGTGAAGTTTTGAAGTACGAGCCAGAAACTGGCCGTTTCACATGGCGCGTGCGCCCCTCTAACAGCATGCGCATAGGCGATGTAGCTGGATGCCTATCAAAGCGAAATGGGTACTGGCAAATCAGACTGTTTGACCGATGTTACCAAGCGCACCGCCTCGCGTGGCTCTACGTTTACGGAGAGTGGCCGGTAGTGGAAATAGATCATGTGAATCGGGTTCGGGCAGACAACCGAATTGCAAATTTGCGTCTTGCTACGCGCTCGGAAAACAACCAAAACACTAGCCTTCGCAGTGACAGCACATCCGGCCATAAAGGGGTGAGCTGGCACAGCCGCGACAAAAGATGGGTGGCAGAGATCAAGCTGGACAAAAAGAAACGCTACCTCGGTAGTTTCGTCGGCATCAACGATGCCGTTGCAGCCCGCAAGGCAGAAGAATCAAAACTGCACCCATTTTCGCCACCTTGATGCACATAAAACGCGCTGGGCCGTCGTTCCCAGCGAGAGCTAAAAAAGGATCGCCACACCGGGGCGAGAAAAGTACCGGGGCCTTGGAGACAGGGCCAAAACCAGAGCGCATTGATAGGCAGTGCGCTCTGTTTTCCAACGAAAGAAAACCATGGCAACAGACGAACAGATCGAGAACGAAATCCAAGCAAAAGGTAAGACCGCCGCCCGTGTTACTCCGGCAGACATTGAGGCAAACATCGACTTTGAGTGGTACTTCACAGCCAGCGACGGCGTGAAGGGCGCAAACAATGGCGACATAGACCACTCGCCCGAGCTACTGCTGCTGACCTTCTGCGTGCTGGTGCTGCGCAACGGCTTCACCGTCACTGGCGAGTCAGCTTGTGCCAGCCCAGAGAACTTCGACGCTGAGATCGGCCGCAAGATCGCGCGCCAGAACGCTGTGCAGAAAATCTGGCCGCTGCTCGGGTTCGCTTTGAAGGAGAGGCTGCATGCCGAAGGCGGCTGATTTCTCCGCTATTTATGGTATCCGGCACATTGCCAGTGGGCGGATATACGTGGGCAGCGCGGTGAGGACGAATGCGCGCTGGCGTCAGCATCGCAGCCAGCTACAGCGCGGCACGCACCACAGCCGCTACCTGCAAGCGGCATGGAGCAAATACGGTGCAGAGGATTTCGAGTTCGTTGTGCTGGAAATAGTACCGACTCCCGATGAGCTTCTGGTGCGTGAGAACGAATGGATCTCGTCATCAATGGCGGCAGACCATCGCTATGGCTTCAACTGTTGCCCGGTCGCCGGTAGCCAACTCGGTATGAGGCATAGCGATGAGGCGCGATCAAAAATGTCATCGGCACACAAGGGGCGCAAGAAATCACCGGAACACCAAGCGGCTATCAATACAAGCCTTAAGGGCCGAACTTTGAGCGACGAGCACCGATCAAAGATCGTGGTTAACCAGACTGGACGAAAAGCATCGGGCGAAACGCGCATGAGAATGCGTGAATCGCAAGCCACAAAAATCCTATCTCCTGACGCCAAGGAGCGGATGGTTACAGCGAATGTTGGCCGCAAGTTCTCAGAAGAACACCGGAATCGAATTGCTGAAGCTAATCGGCGCAGAACCTTATCGCCAGAGACAAAGGCAAAGATCAGTGCCGCCAGAAAAAGGAATGAAGAAATGAAGAAAAAATCGCAAGAACCCCTCATGGGCTACGAGCTGCGCAGCAAGCTGGCGTTTTAACCCCACCCCGCCCCTACACCAGGGGCCGGGAGTGCCCGGAGTAGTCCGGGGCCATGAGATAGCAGTCCTGCCGCTGGGGGTTCCCGGTGGAGCGCACAGGGCTGCTTTCTGATGGTCAGCGTAGGCGCCCATAGCCTTGGAGTGGCGTGGGCCGAAAGTACGGCAGTGAACAGGATTGCAAGGCGCTTCCTCGGGTTCGTATCCCTGCGGGCCTACGTTCGACCATCAACCAATCCGCTGGTTCGCCAGCTACGCACACAGGGAAACGCGCCCAGTGTTTACGGTTTTTCAGCGTGACGCCTCGGAAAGACGAGGGCCATCACATCAGGAGCAGCACGGAAGGACGTGCAACAAAACGCACTGCGGGCAGGCCAGCCGATCGAGCCTGTCAGCCGCCCATCGGGTTCCGCAATGCGCAGCGATTCGGCAGCCGGAATCAAGCCCGGCCTCCTGATGTGATGGCAAACCCCGCCGCAGTGTTAGCGACTGCGACATGACGGCAACGTCAAAAGTCTGGCCTCCCCAGGTGCTCAAAGCGGTGCTTTGTCCGCAAGGGGGATGCCATCAACTATCTACAAATATCTGGCAGCAGATATTTATCCGCGTCAGATAAATCAACATAAAGCCACCCATGCGGTGGCTTTTTCATGGAGCACCGACATGGACGTTATTCCCGCAGAACTCGCGGCAGAGATTGCCAATCGAGAGATCGCAGACGCCGCAGACAAAGCCGCCAGCACCGTGATTGCGGCCATCCGTGCGGTGCCGAACTACCTGATTTGCCCTGAGCTTGTTGCGCAGATTGCCGCCGCACTGAGCACAAAGGCCGCACACCTGCCGCCGAATGCGCGAGACGTTGCGCAGGGCTATTTTGATGACTGCCACGACGATATGAGGGGGTTTGTATGAACAACGCCGAGCAATACCGCGCCGCAGCCCTTGCGGCATCCATTTCCAGCCAGGCGCAGATTAAGCGCGAGAACGCGCTGTATGACGCAGCGCCGGCCATGCTTGAGGCGCTGCGAGACATCTACAACGACTTGAAACAAGGCGCCATCCCCAACCACGACGATGAATGGTGGGAGCGCGCACGCGCAGCCATCGCCCGCGCAACAGGAGAACCGCAATGATCCGAATGCCACCCTACCTAGACGACTTCACCGGCACCTACGCCCGCACAACGCACGGCAGGCGACCGTGCACAGCTACAGAATCAATAGCGATTCACAAATACAAACCGCCACTTCACCGGCGGTTTTTTTATTCGCTGTGCAGCTATGGATGGCCGTGGATGCTGACATGGGCAATCGCCGCCGTGGTGTTTTTGACGGGCTGCGACGACCTTGGGGCACATGCGGCAGGGCAGGCTGATCTGACGGACGCAAGACAGCAGGCGCGGCAGGAGTTTATTCAACAGGCGCGCTCTGCCACAGGAGATTGAACAATGAGCAATATCGTGCTTTCCAACGCGGCCAAGCTGGCGACAGGCTTGGGCATAAACGGCGACCCGCAAGAGCTTGTAGCAACACTCAAGGCCACGGCATTCAAGGGGCCAGCGACAGATTCGCAGCTCGCCGCCCTGCTCTTTGTGGCAAGCCAATACGGGCTAAACCCGTGGGTGAAAGAGCTTTACGCGCTCCCTGACCGGCAAAACGGCATTGTCCCGGTTGTCGGCGTGGACGGCTGGAGCCGCATCATCAACAACCACCCGCAATTCGACGGCATGGACTTTGCGCAGGATGAAGAATCGTGCACCTGCATCATCTACCGCAAAGACCGCAACCACCCGATCAAGGTGACGGAATGGATGGCCGAATGCCGCCGCGATGGTGTTGGGCCTTGGAAGTCGCACCCACGCCGGATGCTGCGCCACAAGGCAATGATCCAGTGCGCCCGCCTGGCCTTTGGCTACGGCGGCATCTACGACCAGGACGAGGCCGAGCGCATCGTGGAGGCATCGCCAGTCAAGCACATGGGCAGCATGGAACGGGCAGAGCCCGCTGAGTTGCCGACCTACTCAGCCGAGCAATTCGCCAAGAACCTGCCCGCCTGGCGCTCTGCCATCGCCGCCGGCAAGGCCACAGCCGACGCAGTGATCGCCAAGGCCAGCACCAAGGGCACGCTGACGCAGGAGCAGGTGGACGCCATCCGCGCACCGCTCAATGCGCCAGCGCCGCAACAACAAGAGCCCGTCACAGACGTGCAGCCAAAAGGCGCGCCAGAGGCCATCAGCGAGCAGGAGGTGGGCAATCGCCTGCACGCCGCCGCAACGCTGGACGCGCTGTATGAGGCCGCCGACCTGATCGGAGAAGTGGCAGACCCCGAGGCGCGGGCGCGCCTGACCGCCTACTTTGAAGAACGCCAGTTCGCGCTGGAAAGCGCCTGAAAGGAACACCATGTACAAACCACTTGAAAACGCCCCCCAAGGATCAGCCGCCTGGCACGCAGCGCGCGCCCGGCACTTCTGCGCATCGGAAGCCGCCGCCGCACTTGGCCTGTCCAAGTACACCACCCGCGACGAACTGCTGCGCCAGAAGGCCACCGGGCTGACCGAAGAAGTCGGCGCGGTCAAACAGCGCATTTTCGATGCAGGCCATGAGGCCGAAGCCAAGGCCCGCCCCATCGCGGAAGAAATCGCCGGTGTCGAGTTCTACCCCATCGTAGCCACGCTGGAAGTCGAAGGCATGGCCCTGCTGGCCAGCTTTGACGGCATTGACCTGCTGGACGAAGTGATCTGGGAAAACAAGATGCTGAACCAGGCGCTGGTTGAGCAGGTTGCGGCCGGCGACCTTGAGCCGCACTACTACCTGCAGTTGGAGCACCAGCTTCTTGTCAGCAGCGCACAGCGCGCCCTGTTCACCACCAGCGACGGCACGCCCGAGGGCACGCACCCACTGTGGTACGAATCGAAGCCCGAGCGCCGCGCCCAGCTG